TCAGTTGAGGCCGGTACTGCCCGGCGTAATGGCATTGCGCCTCGCGTTAATACAGATAAAACTGTGTTTTACGATTCAACTATTGTCACCTATAAGGATAAAACTGCTGGTGGTGATTGTATGAAAGTGCATATTGCTGATGTGCGAAGTGGTAGTCATATTGTTGGCTTTCATCTTGCTGGAAAAGATAACGCTGGATACTTGTCCACCATTACCAAGGGAGATTTGGAGGCGTGTTATTCGCATTTTGACAAGAAACCTACAACTCGTTTATCAGCTACTATGGGAGATATGTCGACGCAACTTTATGGCAAAGATTTTACTCCCACAGAGCAAAAACATAAGAAATCCACTATTAATTATTTGGCAGACGCCGATATCAATTATTATGGTGATCTGGCAGATTTTGTTACTAGACCCAAAAGTGACGTGATTGAGAGTCCGATTTCTGATGCTGTTGCCTCTCATTGTGGCGTTGAGAATAAATTTGGGAAACCTGCCAATTGCAGAAGAGACGAAACTCGAATTCCTGCACAAGCTCCCTACAACAAATACTACTGCGGTGCTGGCAAAGCAACACAGGAATTTCCACTTGAAATATTAGAAATTGCCCAGAATGATTACATAGACGATTGTATATCGAATAAGAAGATGTTGGCCGATTTAGAGTCTTTACGCCCACTTACGGAAGTTGAAACTATCTCAGGACAGGATGGAATAAAATTTGTGGACGGCATGAAAATGTCTACATCAAAAGGTTTTCCGCTGTCTGGGAGTAAGGAGGAAATTATTTCACATTTAGATCCTGAAGAATATGAAAATATTTCTGACCCCAAAATATTTGATGAAATATTTATGGATGATTGGAGGCAAACCCGCCTAACTTATTTGGAGGGTTTTCGTACTTATCCAGTATTTAAAGCATGTACTAAGGACGAGCCTACAAAGCTCACAAAAGATAAAGTGCGTGTTTTTCAAAGTGCACCTTTAACTCTTCAGTGCATGATCAGACAATATTATTTGCCAATTGCAGCATGCATGTCTCGCCATCCTGTAACAACAGAATGTGCTGTTGGGATTAACTCACAAGGACCTCAATGGAACAAATTAATCAAACATTTGTCTAAATTTGGAAAGAACAGAATGGTCGCTGGTGACTTTAAAGCCTATGATCAAAATATGTCTTCTACTATGACTTCTATTGCATTTTCTACTATGATTGAATTGGCAAAACATTGCGAGGGATATACTGAGGATGATATTAAAATCATGTCTAATCTTGTTGCGGACGTTGTACACCCTATGATGTGCGTCAATGGGGATTTAGTGGAATTACTTGGTTCTAATCCATCAGGTCAAAACCTTACTGTATACGTTAATAGTACCAATAATTCGTTATATCAGAGGTGTGTGTTTTATATCATTTATCCTCCCGGTAGTCTGACAACGACAAAATTTCAAGATTATGTAGCTCTTATGACTTATGGAGATGATAACAAGATGTCTGTTTCTCCGGAGACTCCTAAGTACAATCATACTCGTATGCAGGAGGTATATGCTTCACGAGGCATTGAGTATACCATGGCTGACAAAGAAGCTGAATCGGTTCCATATATTAAATTAGAGGAAGCCGACTTTTTAAAGCGTTCTTCTGTTTTCCATCCGGAGTATTCCGATCCTTCTACCGGTCAAGATGGTATGTATCTTGCTAAACTTAGCGAAGATTCGATTTTTAAAAGTTTACATAGCAACATGTTATCTAAAGTTGTAACAAAAGAAGAGATTTCCCGCCAGTGTTTGGATGGGGCTCTACGTGAGTTATGGTTTCATGGTAAAGAACATTTTGAGATACGCCACGAACAATTTAAAAATATTGTTGCCGAACATGAATGGCAACATATTATTTCCCCCAGTTTCTATAAAACGTTTGACGAACGCGAAGAAGAATGGTTGGAAAAATATAATTTGATTCGAACAAACGACAAATCTTCCCTTTGGTCTTAAGGAAGTATTTGATTTTCATGTATAAGACCACCCTGACCGCCGATGTCATTAAACTCCCGGCGCTAGCTGCATCTAGTTGTTATCCAAGTGGAAATGTGCCCTTATATATTAGTGATTTAGTGAATTTTGTATATATTTTTCGTTTTGCATAACTATTCATACCCTGTATATATTTGTATTTATAAAACCTTACTCTTACTGCGCCATTGCTTCACGCGCAGCCAGGAGTCTAAACATAGCCGATAAGCAGGTATTTCATTTACAACAATAAAAGACACGTTATTGCCATGTCTCAAAACGGCAATCTGTGGGGGAGAGTCTCAATTTACCCACTTAAAGAGAACACAAACAGTTAACCAACACCAATCGAGGAATGAATCCTTAGATTTGGATGCTGGCAGACATCCTATTGACTTTTCACAATTTAATGTTCGCGCTGAATCACAGTCCGGGCCTTTAGATAGACTTGTTGGACTTACTGGAAAGTATACACCTGAAGAGGCGTTACAAACACCTCCAGGAGTCGACGTTGATGTGCGTTATATGACATATATTCGATATATTAAATCCTTTATGAGGAGCGCTCAAGACGAACCGGATAGAGTTGTCCGGGGTAATTGGAACGATGGTTTACGTAAGTTTACTTGCGGTTCCAAATATTTCAACGAGTGGAAAGCTCAACAACTCGCACCATTTATTTCGGACGAAGAAGTAGTGGCTATTTCGCAATCCGGCGAAATGCGCCAAGAAGGCGCAACCACTACTACAGAATCTGAAGTGGAGGAAACAATGGAGTTTCAAACTGATATTGATCAAGTGAAAGTGGACATTGCCACATCTGTTGACAGTACCAGAATTCAAGCTTCTACCAAAAATACGGAATTAGGTGACTTTTTGTCAAGACCTTTGCGTATTGGATCGCATAACTTGACAAATGGTTCATACATGGACATTCAGTTCAATCCTTGGCATGATTTTTTGTCCAATGCCAATGTAATTAACAAATTGCAAAATTATTCGTTAATTCGCGGAACTATGCATGTCAAATTCCTTATTAATGGTGGACCATTTTACTTCGGCAATATTATTTGTGGGTATAAACCGAAGGGAACAGGTTATGACTTTGTACAAGGAAATAATCAAATTATTGAAGATTATTTTCAGCGTGCTACGTTACTTAGTCAACGCCAACATTTAATCATGAATCCCACTACCAGTCAAGGAGGCCAATTAACACTCCCATTTTTCCATGATAAAAATTATCTAGATTTAATTAATTCTAATGATATTCTGGATATGGGAGAAGTTGGTATGATTTCTTTGGCACCACTTGACAGAGCCATGTCAGCTTTGGCTCAGCGGCAAATCAATATAACTGTTATGGCTTGGATGTCAGACGTTGAATTGGCTGGACCCACAACTCGCGGAGTATTGTCCCAATCTGGAAACATGATGAACGATGAGTATGGGAAAGGAATTATTTCTAGGCCAGCAAAAGCTATTGCCAGATGGGCTGGTAAGCTTAAAACTGTTCCCGAAATAGGACCTTATGCTACTGCCACTAGTATGGCAGCTGCAGGTGTTGGACAATTAGCAGAACTTTGGGGTTTTTCTAGGCCCATTAACTTGGCCCCTACTGCGCGGTACAAACATCAAATGTTTGGTATGCTTGCAAATAGTTCTATAGATGAACCCGTTGAAAAACTTTCATACGATCCGAAACAGGAGTTAACCGTTGACCACAATATCACTGGTGCACAACTGGATGATGAACTTTCAATTAAAGCACTCACTTCCAAATCGAGTTTGTTAACATACTTTGATTGGAGTGCTACTTCTAATGAAGATTCATTACTTGGAACTATTAATGTAACACCATGTCATTGTGAATTTAGAAATGATGGCACAAGTGAATATGGAACCGAATGGGTACAAACTCCTTTGGCACATGCCACCTTTCCTTTTAAATATTGGCGTGGTGGTATTAATTATCGCTTTCAGATCAACGCTAGCGACTTACATAGGGGAAGACTACTTATAGTTTATGATCCTAGAGGTTTCGTAGGTACCGATGTTCCAGACACAAACACAGTATTCTCTCGTGTTATTGATTTGGAAGAGACTAAAGATTTTACACTCCCTGTACATTGGTTTCAACAAAAATCTTGGGCTGAAGTACCACCAGGACCTACATCTCTTGGTATTGGAAAAGCTTCGACTTTACCCGCGACTCAAAACGGGAGAACAAATGGTCAGCTTCGCCTCTATGTACTTAATGAGCTTACTGGTCCAGATGAAGATCTCACTAATAGTGTTCGCATTGTTACTTTTATTAGTGGTGCTAGTGATTACGAAGTTGCAGTTCCCGGTAATTCCGTCATTGGAAGAACCGCATTTGGAGGGCAATTTAGTCATACGACCACTGAAGTTAATGCAGCTTGGTCTCAGAGTGGTATTCTTAATAATACTAAGAGTGCTGAAGCTTCCAAACCTGGTTGTGAAGGTACTGAAATGCTTGAGCCCATTGGAGCTCCGAGCTCACCTGATGCTTTATCTCTCGTTTACCATGGAGAAACATTCGATTCATTTCGTGATATGTTTAAGCGTTATAATCTCAGTGCAGTTTTTGCAAGGAGTCATGATGCTACTAAAACGGGTAGATCTACACGATATCGTGTTACTTTACCGAATTTTCCAATGTACAACGGTAGAGCCGAAACTAACGGCATGTACCAACAAGCACGAGTAGGAGGTCTCAATGCGGTAAATTATAACATCGCTGGTAGAACGCTCCTTAACTGGATTACTCCTGCATTCGCTGCTAGGCGTGGCGGTGTTAGGTACAAATATATGTTGGGCCACCACACCACAACTAGCCCTATTGGTATGATTGCATCACGTAGTGAGAGTAATACACCACTCGGAACTGAAGAAACGGTAATTGACACTGCAACAACTAATAAGCATGCAAATTACTCGGTACTCCAGGCAACTGGACATAGTGGAAGTGCCTATACTAGTAGACAAGTTCCGGCGTTAGAAATCGAGCTTCCTTATTATAGCGATAAGAAGTTTGATGACGCATCTAGTATAGTTACTGCTAATCAGTATCCCGACCACACTCATCACGTAGATATCTATGATGGTGAACGTCAAACACACGGCGACTTGGAAATATTCCAGTATGTTGCCACAGGTGAAGATTTTAACTTGACCTGGTATGTTAATGCACCATCATTTTTCATACAAAACTTCACTCTTATTCAATAGGGGTAATTTATGGTTTTAAAACAAGAGGACGATTCCTTTACTATTAACCAAGTATAAAGCTTACTTAAAGCAGTACAATCGGCTGATTGACTGTGTATACACCCTGCAACCGGGGTGGCCGCCTCTGGGCGGTGACAGGTAGTATCCCTTTGGGATCAGTTCTGAATTTCTTAACCGGAATTTTTGTCTCTTAGAGAAGACAAGATCGTACTACCTGTTGGTAGTTGACTTGTTATTCTTCAGAATAGAGTTTTCTAAGGTTAGATATTCATATAGAGCACCTGTCGCGTATCATTGCAAGATACAAGTGCCCGCTACTAGTTACAAATCCAAAGAGGATTAGTAGCGGGCGCGGCAGGTTCGTAACGCA